GATGAACCAATGACCTTGACATCTTTCTCAATTCATCGTAAACTAATGGAAGAAGGATTTGACCCGCAGTCCGATTCGTACTATAATGAAGTAGACAAAAGGATGAAGGACACTTTCCCTCATAAGTTTGATAAACAAGTTTCGCCAACTCAAGCTGTTGCCTCTGCTAATAGAGGTGGCCAGCCAGCAAGGCGCAAAGGTTCTGTGAGACTCACACCGTCACAGGTAGCCATAGCAAAAAAACTAGGTGTGCCACTAAGCGAATATGCGAAGTACGTGAAGGAGTAGGCATATGGAAAAAGATAATATAAAAACAAAACTACCATCACGCGAGACTGAAACCCGATCTAAAACCGAGAGAAGGAAACCATGGTCTCCACCGTCTCAGTTAGACGCACCACCTGCACCTAACGGTTTTAAACACCGTTGGATTAGGGCCGAAACAGTAGGACAGATGGATCAAAAAAATGTATCCGCTAGATTACGTGAAGGTTGGGAATTTGTCAGAGCTGACGAATATTCCGACATTGAATGGCCTGCAATTGACTCAGGTAGATATCAAGGTGTTATAGCTGTTGGAGGGTTAATGCTAGCAAGGATTCCATTGGAAACCGTTAAAGAACGTGAAGCTCATTTTGCACAAGTAACGCAAGATAAAGACGACGCGGTTGCTAACGATCCATTAAAGGACCAACATCCTAGCATGCCGATCTCAAATGAGAGAAGCTCTCGCGTAACATTTGGTGGCGGTAAGAAGAACTAGTTTTTTCTCCACATAAGTTACACAAAATTAACACATTCATGGTGAGTGTGTTTAACTTATAAACATGAGGATAAAATCATGGCTAACATTGATGCGGCCTTTGGGTACAGACCTATTGGAGCAGTTGGCAGTGGCGTTAATAATGCAGGTACTACCCTGTACACTATCGAGGACAATTACAGCACTTCTATTTTTAAAGGTGACCACGTAATGCAGTCTGGAGGTTATGTAATTGCCGGAACAGCTTCCGGTGCTACTAACCTTGGTGTTTTTAACGGTTGCTTCTATATTGATCCAACTAGTAAAAAACCTACATGGTCAAATTACTATGCTCAGACAAATGTAACCGCTACTGGTTCCATTTCTGGGTCAACTAATATCGATGCATACATCTATGATAATCCGTTCACTCTTTTTGAGGCTCAATGTGATGGCACTATAGCTAAAACAGATATCGGTAAAAATACTGATTCTGTGCTTGGTACTTCTAGCACTGTTAACGGTCTGTCTGTGACAGAAATTGACAGTGGTTCTGAAGCTACTACAGCTGGCTTGCAGGTCAAAATTATTGGCATCACAAAAGATCCAGAAAATGACGATGCTTCCAGTGCAAATGCAAACTGGTACGTAATGTGGAACGAACACGTTAAGTTAGGCACCGGCATAACTGGAACGTAATAGTTAGGAGAAGGTAAAATGGCAATTTCAAGAATGCAATTGGTCAAAGAGCTCGAACCTGGCTTGAACGCTTTGTTCGGATTAGAGTATGACCGATACGAAAACCAGCACACAGAAATTTTCGATTCTGAAAGTTCTGATCGTGCTTTCGAGGAAGAAGTAATGTTAGGTGGGTTTGGTAATGCAGAAGTAAAACCGGAAGGATCTGGTGTTGTATATGAATCAGCGCAAGAAACTTTCACTGCTCGCTACACTCACGAAACAATTGCTTTAGCTTTCTCATTAACTGAAGAAGCTGTAGAGGATAACCTTTACGACAAAATCAGCACTCGATACACAAAAGCATTGGCACGTTCAATGGCTAACACTAAGCAAATAAAAGCTGCTAACGTTCTTAACAGAGCGTTCAACAGTTCTTATCTTGGTGGTGATGATAAGGAGCTTTGTGCTACTGATCACACTACTCTTGGTGCAAACCAAAAGAACGAATTGTCAACTGCTGCTGACTTAAACGAAACTTCGCTTGAGCAAGCAATGATCGATATTGCTGGTATGAAGGACGAAAGAGGAATGAAAATTGCTCTTCGTGGAATGAAAATGATCATTCCTGTAAATCTTCAATTTACAGCTGAAAGGTTGATGAAATCTGCAGGTAGAGTAGGAACTGCTGATAATGACATCAATGCAATCAAATCAATGGGAATGGTTCCACAAGGTTATGTGGTTAACAATTTCTTAACTGATACTGATGCTTGGTTCATTAAAACAGATGCTCCTAATGGACTGAAAATGTTCACTAGAGCTCCTATTAGAACTGCTATGGAAGGCGACTTCGATACTGGAAACGTTAGATATAAAGCAAGAGAAAGATACAGCTTTGGCTGGTCTGACTGGCGTGGAATATTTGGCTCTCCAGGAGCTTAATCAATTTAAGTGGGGGAAATTGTTTCCCCCACTTTACCTAGCACTAACCAGTTATACAGACTCGCTAGGGAGACGATATAGAGACTGTATGACAAGGTCTATATGACCAAGGAGTAAATTATGGCTAATACTAGCTTTGTGGGTCCAATAAGATCCAAAAATAATTACAAGTTGTATAGTACCACTGCTTCAACAGGTGTTGAGCATGATAGAACTCAAAATTTTGGGTTACATGATGCAAGAAGATATTACCTGTATGAGCCGTTTGAAAAGAAACCAGCACTTAACGCTGTTGCAATTATTGATCCAGATGCAGATAGTGCATCAGCTCTAGCTGCATACGTTATTGCTAACAAACAGTTCGAAGTATTGGGAACTAATATGACTACTGCTTTATGTGCATTCGGTACTACTATTGCAGGAATAGCAATAACAACTGCTGGTGCAGATCAAGACCAAGCAATCATAGCACCTCATTTAGATTCAAACCAATCATCATGGCAAGTTAATAAATGGGGAACTGAAAACCAGGTTGAGTGGGAATGTTCAATACAATTACCAGCACTTGATAACCAAAAAGTTTGGGCTGGCTTAAAGTTGACTAATGATCAATTAGTTGCAACTGATGCTAACCAAATCTATTTTAAGTATCAAACTGATGCTACTAACAGTGAAGCTTTTGATGATTATAGCTACTGGCATTTAGTTCACAGTATTGGTGGAACTGACTATATCAGTCAAATTCCAGTTACTGTTGCAGCTAATACACCTTATCACTTGAAAATTGCTATTGATAGTGATAGAAAAGCTACATGTTTCATAAATGGTGTGCAGTACAATATTACTAGCACTTCAGGAAGTACAGGTGGCACTGCAGTAACAGCAGTACAACCAGGTGTTGCAGCTTCTAAATCTGCGGCTTTAACTGATGATGTGGATTTCATTCCATACATTGGTATTGAAGCAGGTGCGGCAGCAGCAGAAGTATTAAACGTACACTACACAGCAATTAGTAGAAACGTTTACGAATAATAAACTTTAATGGAGCGGGGGTGAAAACCCCCTCTCTCCAACAGGAGGAAAAATGGCAG